CTACAACTACTCAAATTGCTGGGATTGCATTTACATCTCAGTTATCTGCATTTCAGAAGATTTGCGCTTGATGGAGTTTGAAGGAACGTAGAAACATTAGCGCCAAGCGAGCTTACTTGAGCGATGTCAATTCCAGTTACTTGCGCAGATGTAATCCCAGATGAAATTTGGGCGGCAGATAATCCAATAATCTGTGCAGAAGTAATTCCAGAACCAATCTGAGAGGCTGATAGCACATTAATCTGAGCTGATGTTAATCCCGTTCCAACTCGTGCTGCCGCAAGTGTTCCAGATGTGATGTTACTAGCATTTGTAGTGTCTGTTGTTGCAGATGTGGCTAGGCCGGAAATTTGAGCGGCGGCTAATCCAACAACTTGAGCTGACGTTATTCCAGTGCCTACACGAGCAGAAGCCAATGTTCCGGTCGTAATGTTGGAGGCATTTGTTGTGTCAGTTGTAGCTGATGTTGCCAACCCACTTATCTTCGCAACGGGAAGCGTATTAATCTGTGCAGAAGTAATTCCAGTCCCTACTCTGGCGGCATCAAGTGTCCCTGTGGTAATGTTGGTCGCATTGGTTGTATCTGTAGTTGCAGATGCTGCGAGTCCACTAATTTTTGCAACCGGAAGCGTGTTAATTTGAGCAGAAGTAATTCCCGCAAGAACTTGACTTGCTGCAATAGATAAAATTTGCTGGGAAGCGCCAGTTAAAACCCCATTTGAATTTACAGAAAAACTTCCAACAGAATTTGTAGATCCGTATGTTCCGGCAGCAACGCCAGTAGGTGAAAGCGCAGCAATGGAAGTAGTGTTAAGTGCAGTTATTCGACCATATGAGTCAACGGTAATTACTGCGCTTTGAGTGCTAGATCCTGCTGTAATTGCAGCAACCCCAGTGGTCGCAAGATTAATCTGAAGTGCTCCAGAAGAAGTTATTGGACTATTTGAAATTACAAGCGTGCTAGATGTGGCTCCAACTGAAGTTACAGTTCCCCCCGCAGAACTAGACACAGGAACACTTGTTGCTCCAGTAATGCGACCAAGGCTGTCTACGTTAATAACTGGAATTGTAGAGACGCTTCCATAAATATTTGCTGCAACTCCAGAAGTCTGAAGTGCAATTGTCCGGCTTGCGTCAATTGTGCCGCCTCCAGTCAATCCGCTGCCTGCAATAATGCTAATTCCACTCAACTGAGCCGTCGTCAATGCCCTAACTTGCGCGCTATTCTGAAATGCCGCTAACTGCGCAGTGTTTGCAATCCCCACAACTTGAGCTGTTGTTGCAAAGCCAGAAGCTGCCGATGTGGCTAACGCTCCAATAGACGCTGGCGTTATTGCTGCAATCTGAGCTGAAGCTAAAGCTTGAACTTGCGCACTGTTTTGAAATGCGGCAGACGTAGTTAAAAGCGTGTACGCAGACAGTTGCGTAGTCACAAGAGCAGGCACGTTTGCAGACGTAATCCCACCAAGGTTAGCCAACGCAGCAACGGCTGTGGTTGCGCCTGTGCCACCTTGTATGATAGAAGCTGGAGCTGATGAAGTGAGGGCAGGTTGACCACCAAGTGCAGACAACCCAGACACAGCATCCGTAGATCCTGTTCCGCCAAGTGACACTGGCACAATCGGCAGTCTAGCTACACCCAAAGTGCCGCTAACAAGCTCTGAGGCACTAAGCGTTTTTACCTGCGAGACATCGCATTTTTTAGTAGTCCCACTTTGTACAAGAACAAGCGTGTCGGTAAGTGAGACCGTGGACGCTGAAGTTAAATCTGTAATTCTAGGCATAATTAACTCGTGGTAATGCGATAACTGAACTCATTATTAAGGTAATCTCCTATTTCGGTCAATATTTGATCTCCAATAACAGGAGGAGGAGTTGGAGAATACGCTTGTTTACGAAACTTAAAAGTTTCTTTGTTTCCCCTAACGCTAATACGCGCAACAACTTTTGCCCCGGGAGCGGCTGGGGTTCCGTTTCTTTTGATGAGGAATTTTCCAATCATACTTAGTATGTGTAGGCCATGTTCATCTTCTGAACCTGACCCTGCTGGCGAATAAGAACATCAATCTGCTGCTGCACGGCCATCTCGGCAATCTGGTCAAATACAACCGCCTCGTCAGTTCTTCCTTCTGATTTTAGGAAGTCTGAGCTAACTCCATTTACTAAAAAGTCCTTAAACCTGTATGGAATTGCCACAACTTCCCAGTACTGGTTGGGCGGATCTGCTGGAGCAATAGAGCTTGAGGCTGCTACGGAGTTCCAGAAGTTTGCCTTGGTTCCACGCGCTATGTTTGTTGGATTGTACGCAGAGGACAACTGAAGCGTGTCGTAATAAACCTGCGAGCCAGCAATATACGCAGTTGAATTTTCAAACCGATTTCCAGTTAACCTTGGAGCGTCAAGCCTGTACTGTATGTGCTTTTCTCCGTTCTGTAAAAAACGAAGGTAAGTCACATCTACAGTATTTGTGGTAGACGGAATGCTATCCATGTCTTCTACCGTAAAGTCCACAGGCACAACTCGTGTAGTTAGTCGTGGGTCGCGCTGCCAAGCCGCAAGTCCTTGCAGAGATCCAGTTGGCATCTGAACAATGCGCTGTGGATTCTTATCAAAAAGAACAGTGGTAGTCAGGCTTTCGTTTGGCCCTTGATAAGCTGGAAAAGTTACAGACGATTCGTATGGCAACTTGATGCTGATATCAGCAATGTAGTCGCCGGTTGAGTCTGTAGCTGACGTGTAAGTAAACGTGTACTTCCTATCAGAAAGGCTTACAAGCTCACCATTGTAGCTGTAGTAAAAAGGGTTCTCAAAAGAAACCTCAGTTTCTGTAATTGTTCCAAGCCTGTAAGTGTCTGCGGCAAAGTCAGCCAAGTAAATTCTTGGAAAGTTCTCGTCTAGTGTCAGCTTTAGATTAATTGTGTTTTCCTCAAATTGCTGAAAAAGAGGCAACAGGTCTTGAGTTGTCAACTCCAACAAAGACTCTGTTTGTAAAATTGGAGGAGTAACAAACTCAACAGATTCAATGGGATTTCCTGTAAACGTCTTAATATACCTGTTGATGTCAGGCCATTCTTCGCGATCCCATATTGTTCCTATTCTGCGGGACGTAAAGTCGCGGATAGCGCCAAAGCTTTTGTCATTTAGCGTGCTTTTGTCCAATCCAATTAATTGGCAAACTTCAGACAAGATGTCACTAAATGGAACAGCTTTCATGCGTAGATAGTACGGGATCTTACGTTAGTGGATGGAACCCAACCTACACTAATTTCTTTTGTACCACCAGAATTAACTTTGCACTGAGGATTATCTCTCCAGAATTCAGCAAGAAACTTTTCGTCATCCCAACATTGATACCCGAGCTTATGCCCCCAGAAGTGGTACGCTTGTCCGGGAATGCTGCCAACCTTTTGGCCAATCCCGTCAATCGACTTGTGGCGCATCTTTGTAAACTTGGCAGAGTTCTTGGAGTCAATCTCCGCTTGAATACGGTTCATCTGCCAGCCGCGACGGAATTCTGCTTCCATTGCAGGAATTAGACTAGGGTCGATATCAATCATAAAGTGGTCCGCGTCTCTCCGTGGATTGTCACACCACTCGTCGTCCGAGAATTCCCAGACCATGCATTCCCTTATACAGAATGGCAGGTGTCGCAAAATTGTCTCTGTCTCTCCAGAGTGTCACGCCTAGCGGGCTTCCGGCGTTCGATCCGTCCTATTATGCTGCGGGAACGGGCACATATACAAAGCCTACGAGCTGAAGTCAAACTTGCCAAGACCCAATGGGTTCCCGACAACAAGACCGCAGACGGCTTCTACAACGCGAGCAGGACCGCCGCCAAAGTCTGGCAGCGACTGAACAGCGGCGACGTTTCCGCCGTAACGAACTTCGATCAAGTCCATGTTCAGGACAAGACCTTTGTACGGAGTAACCGTCCAGACGTTAGAGGCAACCGTCCCGAGAAACACCGTGGGGTGCAACTTAACAGTACCGAAATCACCCTGGAACACGTCCACGGACTGAACATACGTTTCAGCCGCAGCGTCGCGTTGGAAGGTCTGCACTTTGGTTGCGCCAGCGCCAAGAACTCCAGCAGTGGAGGTCGTGGTCAACTGAGTTGTCCCAAGCAGGCTGGTGAATGCACGCTTCAGATCGGTGCCAACGATGGCATCGAACGAGCGGTACTGACCAGTCTGATCGTAGATACTCTTGAGCATTCCCTGCACAGCAACGTCGGTCAATGCGCTGGATGCACCAGTCAAGATCGAGGCTGAAGGAGTGCGGAACTGTGAAGGAATATCGCCAACAGTCGGCGTTCCAGTACCAGCGGTGCTGATCCATGTCTGAATTCCTGCCGTGAGGTAAGGAACAGACCCGTTATCCTGCTGTGCAGTCTGGTTCGAGCAGAGAGTCGTCTCAATCGAACGCTTGCACTGAAGGATAGACTTGCTGACGTTGTATGCCAGCTCATCACGCACACCAGCCACTTGGGCAATGTCCGTAGACAGCTTAGACACACGAACAGCAGGCATACGAAACACCTGAGCGTAGTTTGCTAGCTCGGCGCGGTAGCCTACATCCCAGTTGGTGTATGCGCTGACGTCCGTGCCGTCAACAGTTCCACCCACTTGAGGAGCAGGATTGCTATCAGCCTGCCAGCGGAAAAACATATTTCCGGGCTTGCTGCCTTTACGAGCCATAGACGTGAACGGCGTGTCTTTTGCATCAACAAGCGCAATCATGTCCATGAGGTCTTCGCGTTTACCGCGACCGCTAAGATTAGGTTCAGTTAGAAGTGCCATAATACTAAATAATTTGAGTTTGGGTTACTGAGTTAAATTGGGGCTTACACAAACCCCATTGCTTTTACTAGGTCACTCAATCCATCTCTGCTTGAAGTATCCTTAAGAAAGGACTTCTGTGCGCGAGAAGAGTCATCTTTATCAACTTTAGGAGGAGCCTTTAGGCTTGGTTGAGCTGGCGCACGTCTAATTGGTTGAGCCTTTGGCTTTGCAGAATCTCGTTCCGCAAATACTTTCAGCCCTTCAATCAACGCAGCAATAAGATGCATATGATCCGGCCTGCGCTTTACTTCAGGGAAATCACGCAATACTTGCTGTGCTACCCTGTATTCTTCGCTTTCCGGCTTACGCATCCAAGGATGTTTGGTTGCTAAAACTGGCTCAATTTGAGACTTTTGGGTCAAATATTGAAGCCTAGCTGGCAACTCAACTTCCTTTCTCCGCCTTGCTAGCTTCTTCATGGCGCGAACCTGTTGAACGTCTAGTTCAACTTCAGCTCCATTTGGATCGGTAATTACACCGCCATCTGGATTATCTTCGCACCAATCCAATACATATAGCGCACGCTGATATTCAGCATTTACTTCCTGAACGGAACTAAGCGCCTCAATAGCGTCAGATACGGTTGGCGCAGTGGTTTGTGGAACAGACCTTAACGCCTGTATCTCACGCTCCATTTGCGCTAGTCTAGCTTCTCTCTCTTCAAGTTGTGCCTGAGCGGCTTTCTTCGCAGCAACTAACTTGTTGATACGCTTCTGTACGCCTCGGCTCAAAGAACTCTCTTCAGGCTCACCTTCTTCATCGGTGGACTGATCGGCTTCTTCTTGAGTTTCCACTTCAGAGTCCGTAATTGGATCTTCAGTTTCTACTTCAGGTTCTGCCTGCTGCTCCTCTGTGGCTGGAGCCGCCTCCTCCTCGTTAAGGAAATTTGATTTAACAAAATCAGCTAGGCTGTTTTCATCAAGTCTTCCGAGGTTATTTGCAACGGGTGTACTGCCTGCCTCCTGACTCCCGGCGTCAGGCTGTGAGTTTGTGTTATTCATGCTATAACGGTAGCAAGCCCTTTATTTAATCAATCCAGTAACGCTGGAAGGCCCGTTAGTGGCGTTATGCCAAATCTTCGCTAGGAGTCAAGCCATTTAATTGTCTAGCCTCCTGTCTTATATTTATCAAAGATGATATAACATAATTAACGGCATCAGCTTGCCCGCATAGATGCACTCTATCTTCTCCCTTGCAAGATTGAGCAATTGCCTGAAGCGTTAATGCTGTCTGTATTTCGTTTAAATGCAGTAAAAGCTCACTCCAAAGTAAGTTTTTTCCTGAAAACCCAAAGGCTGTCTTTTGATTATCAGTCATATTACTGTTGCGCCTGTTGAGCCACTGGAGTTACGCCAATTCTACCAATTTGAGCGTTTTGCTGCTGCATAATCGACATCTGCAAGCTCTTAACGTAGTTCTCAAACAGCGCCTTAAAGTTCTCATCTTGTTGCAGCGCAGCTTGGGCCTTTGGATTGGCCTGCAAGATCTGCTGTGCGTACTGCAACTTTGTCTGTGCCGTCGGATCGTTCTCTTGATACAGCGCCTCATTGCCAAGCAACATATTGCCGATGTCTGATTGCACCTCCTTAAACATCTGCTTGCTTGCATCCTGAGGATTCAAGATCAACTCATTGGCAATCTCAGGCGCAATAGCCTGAATCATCATCTCAGTAAGCTTATTCCTGTTCAGTACTCCACCTGTGTCCATCTGTGCAACCTTAGTAAGGAAGTCGATCTTCTGAGCAATGTATTCCTTGTCTAGGTCGTTGATGTCAAATTTGACGGTAATATCAAACTCGTTGTGAATTTCAGACAAGTTTTGCGGCAACTGTCCGCCTGTGATGCGCTGGACCTCTTGCGGAGACATGTACTGACAGCAAAGGCTAAACATTTGCTTAAAAATAGCTCTCCATGTCAGCAGCCAAGTGTTTACCAACATCTGTTGAGACAACTGTGTCTTGCGAGGGTCAACTCCTGCATTGAGTGTCCCAAAGTATGCCGCATGACTTGCTTCAACTCGATTAATCAAGTTAAACGCTACGCTAGGCTCGCGGGCCGGTGGTTCCATGAACGAGTAGTCGCTCTGGTTTACAACCGGCAAAGATACTCCGGGGCCAATTCGATTGATGGCTCCAATTCGTTTAACAACTTTGATGGGAGGAAGAGTCGCGAAGGCAGTATAATCCCGGATGGAATCGTGCTGCGCTTTAACTTCATCTTGGTCCGTGTGAGCAAGCTCAGGAACGCCACGAGTATCAGTAATGGCACGGCGAATGCACTCACGACGGAACTCCACAAACGGATACTCTCCGTGCGCGTAATCGAGTCTTTCATGGATAGCGTAAGAGCTTTTTTCTTTAGGCTGTACAACGGCTGCTTGTGGACAGTTGACAGTAT